CGGTAATGCTTAAAAAGGATACAGAACCTCATGTGGAAAACCCTCCTAACTAATATTACCAGCCTGGCTGGCGGTATTTATATCTACCTTATTGTGGCTGGTCTATCTGGTGTAATTGCCGGTTATGGAGCATATAGCTGGACATCAGACTACTATATTGCTAAAATAGAGAAGTCCAATTTAGAAGCGGAGCAAAAAGTAAATGATATTCAACAACAAGGCGACCGTCTGGTTGCAGACTATGTTAAGCAAGTTGAACAACTGGGTTATGTCAATGCCAGTCTTCAGCAACAAATTTCTGGTGCGGTACATACTAATAACAACAGTTCTTGTACTATTCCTAATGGCTTTATTAGGCTGTACAACGCAAGTGCAACTGGTCAAGCCTCAAGCCCCAGCAGCCTTGATGGAACCCCCACCTCCCTTGACCTTGCTACCATCCTCTCAGTCTCAGCTGAGAACAATTCCAAATACCTCAAAGTAGCCGAGCAGCTCAGAGAACTTCAAGCGTACGAAAACGCCAAGTAATCCCTTAAAAAAGGAGCTGTATGAATAAAAGGCTATTTTTAGCTATCTGGCTTTGCACATTTATTTGGGTTCTTAATAACACCCCAATAATGCGAAATGTAGAACAAAAAATCATGGCTATTACCAAATCAACATTTGACTTTATTACCCATTTTGAGGGTAAACGAAACACAGCCTACCAAGACTCAAAAGGCCTTTGGACCATTGGTGTAGGTCATCTTATTAAACCAAACGAGCAATATCTTATCCACGCTAGTCTAACAGACCAAGAAGTAGAAGACCTATTTAAAAGCGATTTAAAGTGGTGTGATGAGGCCGTAGCATCATCGGTAAGGGCTCCCCTTAACCAACATCAATACGATGCCCTATACAGTCTATGCTTCAATATTGGAGCTGATAATTTTAGGGGATCAGAAGTAGTACACCATATTAACAATTTAGACTATATGGCAGCAGGTAATGCCTTTCTAAATTGGAGCAAACCAGCGGTTCTAAAGACCCGCAGACAGAAAGAAAGAGAACTGTTTTTAACACCAATTTAGGGCGTAAAACGGTTCTTTTTTGCATTAGTAGATATAAGGGCTGATCACCCTAATTTAACCATTTAACCTCGAGGAATACCATGGACGGATTCAAATCATTACCCAAGATGCAATGCTTCAAAGAAGGCGGACACGCTAAAGCTAAGCCAATGTGTTATGGCGGCAAAGCTATGAAAAAAGGCGGCGAAGTAGATAAAGCCGATATGGAGCAAGACAAGAAGATGATTAAAAAGGCTTTCAAGCAACATGATGAAGCCGAGCACGACAAAGAGCCAACTGAAATCAAACTCAAAAAAGGTGGCCGTGCTAAGAAAGAAATGGGTACCGTTCGTAAATACAAAACTGGTGGTTCCGTAGAAAACGTTTATGGCGCTAAGAAAAAAGCTGGCGACTTAGACCGCATTGAAAAAACCAAAGATATCAAACCTGGTAAAGCAGCAGCTCCTTCTAAGGCATCTACAAAGCCAAACTATGAAGGTAGTGATGTAAAGAAGACTAACAAAATGCCTTCTGGTTCTACCAAAGCTAAAGAAGTTAGTGAGAAACCAAAAGCTGCTGCAGCAAAGTCCGGCGCTAAAGAAATGCCAAACAAATACAAGACTGGTGGTGGCGTAAAAAAGTATGCTGATGGTCGTAGCGTAATGCAAACCCTTGGGGATAACATTATGGGTACGCCATCACAAAATGCAATTGCTCGTGCAAATGAAGCTAAATATTTAAAAGCTAAACAAATGCAAGCTGCTTCTGGTGCACAAATGTCCACCCCTGAAAAAATGGCTATGGCTTTAGCCGGTGCAGGTCAACAAGGTGGTATGGCAGGTGCAGTTCCTTCAACTCCAGCAGCTATGCCACAAACTGATCAAATGGGTAGCCCAACTGGTATGCCAATGCAAAAGCGTGGTGGTAAAGTTAAAAAGGCTTGCAAATAATGCCAATGGAATCTAAGCAACAGATGAAAGCTATGTATGCTGCGGCAGCTGGTAAATCCACGCTCGGCATTCCTAAAAAAGTTGGCAAAGAGTTTGTTAAATCTGGCAAAGCAAAACCTAATCTACCTAAAACCGTAACTAAGCGAGCCGCTGGCCGCGGAAGGTAATATGGCTTATAGCAATACAACTGGTCAGACAAAGATAAATGTCGACCAGTTAATTTCTTATGCGTTTCGTGATGCTGGTAAAACAGCAGAGGAGATGACGCCTGAATATGTTGATGCAGCTAAACAGGCGTTGTTTTACAATCTGCAAAACTTATCAAACCGTGGTGTTAATCTTTGGCTTTTAGAAAACCTTTTGCTGGGTGCTCAGACAGACCAGCAAATTTTAACTTTGCCATCAACCACAATTGATATTCGTGAAGCAAACTGGGTTTATGTTCAAAACATTCAACCAACTGCTGCACTACCTTTAGATAACCCAAACTCACCAAACCTATTTAGCCAGTCTTTACAGACAGGCTATGCTACATCTACTTTGGCTGAAAACTGGTTTGGTGCCGCATATAGCCCAGAGCAACGAGTGTTTTATGTAGGCTTTAATGCTTATTCTCCAAATACAACAACTACATACAACTTGGTTTATGAAACCAGCTTAGACGGGGTGACTTGGACCAACCAGCAAACATTGCCAGCAACAACGCTTGGTGACTATGAGTGGGCATATTTTAACGTAAATATTACCCAACCATATCCATACTATCGTTTGCGTAATACCAACACAACGTCTACATTCTCGTTGCGTCAAATTGTTTTATCACAATCACAACAGGTTATTCCTTTGGCTCGCTTAAACCGCGACGACTACTGGAATCTTCCTAACAAACAGTTCCCATCGGTTCGTTCCTTGCAGTATTGGTTTGACCGTACCATTGAGCCATCTATGTATTTATGGCCAGTCCCAAATAACGATTTCCAAATGTTCCAATTAATCATTGAAAAACAAATGATGGATGTTGGTTCATTGACAAATCAAATTTATGTACCAGACCGTTGGATTAACTCTGTCCAAATGAGCCTGTCACATAGATTAGCTATGCAGCTTCCTGGTGTTGATATGCAGCGTATTGGCTATTTAGAGCAACAAGCTGAAAAAGCATTCCAGCAAGCTAGTGATGAGGAACGCGATAAGTCGCCAATTTACTTCCAACCTAATATAAGCTACTACACAAGATGAGCGTAATAATGACCTACGATTCGCTGAATTTAAACATTCAGCAATACATGGAGCGTAATGACGCTGACTTTGTTGCGCAGATTCCAAACTTAATTGCTTTGGCGGAGTCTTCTATCGCTGCTGAGTTAAAAACTTACATGCAACTAATTGTAGTGGAAACTAACTTAACATCTAACGTTGGTGTTTTAAATAAACCAGCACGTTGGCGCAAAACCGTGTCTATGAAGATTAATGGTGAGCCAGTTCAGATGCGTGGTCAAGACTATGTATCACAATATATTGCTGAGTCTGATGCTGGTCAGCCATTATATTATTCAGAGTACGACTTTAACAATTGGTTATTTGCGCCTACTCCAGACCAAAGCTATCCTGTAGAAATTATTTATTACGCTGAAATACAGCCTTTGGATACTAATAATCAGCAAAATCTTTGGACTGCTGTTGCACCACAAGCCATGCTTTATGGTTCTTTACTTCAAGCTCAAGGCTATTTAAAGGCATTAGACAAATTGCCTGTTTGGAAACAATATTATACTGATGCTATCGCTGCGCTTAAAAAAGAAGACAATTCACGTCGCATCGACCGCAATACAACGATTCAGGAACCTTAAAATATGTCTACCCCAATATATACATCGCCGTTTACTGGTACCGTTGTTACCCCAACGGATGTATCGTATTCTGCCTTACCACTTACTGCTAATACGCCATTATTTTGGCCTTCAGTTGTTAACCAAGCATTGGGTGAGGCTGTTGCAACTCGTATTATAGATGTAACACCTAACGCAATTAGCTATTCAATCTCAGCAAATACAACTACTACTTTTACAATTGCTAGCCAGAATTTAACTAATGTTTTTGTAAACGGTGTAACAATTAATTTTAATGGTAGCTCCACTGTATATACAGTAGTTAGTTCTACATTAACTTCTGGTAATACTGTAGTTACATTTACCTCAGCTTTAGGTTCTGGTGTATCCGTCACCACAGTTTCTTTTGCCTTAGAAATTGCCTTACCACAAGGCAATCAAGGTACCGTTGGTGCAGACATTTTATTCCGCAACTTAGGATCTATTTCTTTTGTTGTTACTGATTATACTGGCGCCAATTCGGTAACTATTGCTTCTGGTATTTCTAAATACTTTTATTTACAAGATAATACAACTACTGCAGGTACATGGGGTAATGTAACATTTGGTGCTGGTACTTCTGCAGCAGATGCGGCTTCTTTAGCCGGTGCCGGTTTAACTACAGTAAATGGTCAATTAGCTACTACTCAAAACGTAGTTGATGTTTCTGTAGCTCCTACAGTTACTGATACAAGTAGAGCAATTACTTATAACTGGCTTGGCGGTGTTGGTAATATTAACTTGCCATCAGTTTCAACATTGTCAATGGGATGGTACATTGCATTTAGAAATAGCAGCACAGGCGCATTAACTTTCACACCACCATCACCACAAAAAATTAATGGTCAAACAACCATTACAACAAATCCGGGCGATTCTGGTTTCATATTTTATGATGCCAGTGTGGGCGCTTATATTACAGTTGGTTGGGTAACTCCAAATAACGTTGTATTTACTGCCGCAACTTATGATGTGGACTCTGTTGCAGGAAATACTTTAAATCTGTCTGCAAATGCACCAATTATTCAAACTTATGTTGCGCAGACTGGAACACGTAATACGACTTTAGCTGTAACATTGCCAGCTATTACGCAGTTTTATATTCTAAATAATAGCACTAACCAATCTGGTTACAGCATTACTTTCCAAAACTCAGGAAGTAGCCAAACTCCAATTGTTTTAAACAACGGTCAAATTTTTACAGTATTGAGCGATGGTGAGTTTTTATATGTTTTAAACTCTTCGTCATCTTCTACTTTTAAGGCAATTAACGGAACAGCTGCTGGCCCATCATACGCATTTTTAAATGATAATTCAACGGGCATGTATTTAGCTGGTACAGGCATTTTAGGTTTGTCTGCAAACGGGCAAGAACTAATTGATATTAATGGCTCTAATTTATCAGCACCTATTGTTACAATTAACGCCCAATTAAATGCCCAATTAATTTCTGGTGGATCGTTCTAAATGGCGGCTGATAATCAGCAACAAGATAACTCGCAATATACTTCGATTTACAGCTTAGCAATACCAGCTGGAATCAAGCGCGATGGTACCCAGTTCCA